CAAGTCACCGACTTTTAATCCAATCCCCCCGGTGACAGGATTAGTTACGACCTTCGGTATGAAATACTCGTCGTCCTTCGCCCCGGTGAACCCGCACAGGTTGCCTCGTTCGTCGAAGATACCCTCGGTTGAGGTCAAGTTGCCACGGGAGTACCCGCGAGGTAAGTCCATTGCCATTTAGTTTCCTTGGGGTGAAAATGTGTCGATCATCGGCGCGCCGTTTTGCAGGTTCTGCCCGCTCTGCGGTCCCGGAGTGGCCTGACTCGGCGCGCCGGGCGCTGTCGGGGGTTGTCCTTGGGCCACGGCCATCTGCTGTTGCTGCATTGCCATCTGCTGGGCGGCGGCCTCCTTGGCGCGCATGGCGGACTCGCTCGGGACTACCTTGTCGCTGGCCATGTCGAGGGACTTGACTGACTGGCGCAGCAGCTCGGCGCGACCGTCGAGGCCAATGATTTGCATGTCGATCGGATTGGCCGTCATTTGCAGGAACTCGTTGCGGCGCACCTGGGCGGTGTCCTTCACGGTCAAGCTCAAAGCGCCGCGTGCCACGATCTTCAGGTCGCCACTGTAGTCCACCAGGGGGTCGTAGTTCATCTTCCAGTCGAACAGGCCCTGCACAGCCGGGCCGATGACGTTTATGTCGGTGCTGGAGACCAGCTGCTTGATCTGCTTGCTGGCGTTGCCGATCATCATGCTCATGCCCGATGCGGTGCGCCCTGCCCCGCCGTCGCCGGTGTTGCCGGTCATGTAACGGGGGATTCCGCTGTACTCGTCGGCCAGGGTCGCGAACTTCTCGTAGACACCCATCAGCTCGGTGGCGTTGCTGCTCGGCTGGAAAAAGGTTACTGGCGCGGCGCTGGAGCCGCCGGGGTCACTGATGGTCTGCCACATCTTCCACGGGTACATGTCGGTGATGACCTCGCCCTTGGGCAGGCGGTCCACGTTGACCACTACTTGCGGGCCTGAGCTGATCCCGAGGTTGTTGGACAGCGCGCGGGCAGCGCCGTTGCACATGTCCTGGCAGTCTTTGAGCAGGTCGTACTGGCTGTTGTGCCAGAAGGCGCCAGGGATGCGGCTGTAGCCGTCGCAGTAGTACGGCCGGCGGCACAGCGGGTCGGGGTTCAACGTGGCCTTGATGACCCAGGAACCGATCAACCAGGCTTCCACCTCGTACTCTTTGGCCTCGTCCGTGACCTCTTCCTTGTCCATGCCCCACTCCAGCAGCATCTTGCCACTGACAGAACCCCAATACTGGAGCGCGTCGATGGTGTCGGTGCCGATGTTGGCGCTGGTGTTCAGGCGGCCCTCGGCCGTCAGGCGGGCGGAGTCCACGGCCAGCCACTCATGCAGGCCACCGGTACCGTGGGCATCCAGCACTGCACGGATCGAGTCTTCGCTGTAGCCGTCCACGCCGATCAGGGCGCTGAGCGCACCGCGGTGGAACTTGTGTCGCTCGATCAGCGGGCCATCGTTGATGCCCTTGCTGTGCGGGGATGGGTACATGTGCAGCGGGTCCACGCGCTCCCACTCCAGCACGTTCTTGGTCTCGACGATGGCCTTGCGGCCGTTGCCCAGCGGGTCTTTACCCCAGGTCAGCACCGGCTTGCGGCGCACGATGGGGCCTTTGATGAACGCGGTCTTGAACACCGTCAGGTCGTCAATGTACTGGTCCAGTGCTTCCATGAAGCCGCCTTCGACCATGATGTCTTCCAGCTCGGTCTCGGCGCGCTCTGCCTCGGCACGGGCCTCGGTGTTCAGGAGTTGCTCGGCGTGCTGCTTGGCATCGCGCATCATCTGGCGAATCTGCTCCACCTCCATCGGCTGTGGCGATTGCTCAGCCTCCGTCACCAACTGCTGGATTCCCTGCATGATCTCGCTCACCGTCTCAGGTGGCAGCTCGGGCTTGGGCGTGTGCTGGATGGTCCAGGGTTTGTCCACCCCGTTGCCGATCAGCACGTCGCACAGCAACGCCTTGGCTTGGCGCGCCTTGGTGGCAAATAGTTTCATGTAAATGTCAGAACCGCCCTGCTCCATTATCTGGGATAGCTTCTCCGGTGTGTACTCGCCACGGCGGGAGTAAATAGCCTCCAGCATGTCCTTCTCGATCAGGAGCTTGGCCGTGCGGGCCTTGGTCCAATCGGTCTTGATGTGGGCGGCCAGGGACTGGATCAGCACCTGACTCTGCTGCTCGGCGCTGCGCTTGATCGCCGCCGCCGTTGCCTCCTCGGCAAGCAGCACTTTGAGCGGCTTGGCGTTCATGATGCCACCAATACTGAACTGGCGGGAAGGCTGGGAGGGGGGGGCTAATCCAAGTGCTTGCATAGGTCTAACGTGTTAGATGATCCAGTAGTGTAACCGGTGGGGGTACTGGTGTGTCGGATTGCGCTCCGCGCTTGGCCTTGTTCGCGGCTTTTGTAACCCGTGTAGCTTCGACTCTGCGCGTAACCCGTTCTTGAGTTTGCTCTACCCCACGCAGTGGGGCTACGCGCTTGGCTATAAGTTCTGGGCTCTGGGTGCGTCCCTTCATACGCGCCGACATAGCCTCAACCTGGGCTGTCGTCTTTGGCACCCCTTTTTTAGAGGCCGATAGCTTTGCTTTAGCCTCTTCCGTCCAACGACGGCCCTTACGTGTCCTTGACATCTCTGCTTTGGTGTCCGCGCTGTGTCGCAGCCCGAGATTTGAACCGGGCATAGTCCGCGAGTTGTACCCGGTATGCACAGAGTCCTTCACGTCTATCCAAAATAGCTCACGAGTGATGTTGTCTTCACTGTTGCACTCTTCAACTACCGAGAACTTAAATGCGCTGATACCGTGCTTTAAAACCGAGCGCATTAACTTTTTACTGTGGTGGGTTCCACTGATTAGTGTGTTCCTGTGAACTCTCCAGCGCTGCTCTATCCGGTTTGAGCTTCCGATATAGCACTTGCCGTTGACAGTATTCAGAATTTGGTAGACACCTGATGTCATTGGGACTCCTTGACGGTAAGCCAGGCGTCTACCGCTCTACGGATAATTTCACTCATTGGTACACCTGACTTGGCTGACTCCGCAGCTAGGCGGTCAAGGAGGGCTTGGGGGAAGTAGAAGTTTGTGCGTTTCATAGGCTAACATGTTAGCACATACTACCCATACACGTACGGCTTTTTTACAACCGCCCTAGCTTTTTGTTGGTTCCCGTACCCAATCCCCTGCACCTGAGCTTGGTGGAAACCGCAGAAATACTGAAAAGCGTCTGAAATGTGGGAGTGGTGGTTCTTGTCGAAGGTCAATGTGCCCTGCCCCGATGCGTTTTTCTTGTAGCGGAACCCCCATTCGGTGGCGTCAACCAGGTGTTTGCACTTTGGGTCGATAAGAATACCGGCTTTGCCGTCGATCTGACGTACAAATAGGCCCTCCACCCCGGCCACGCGGCGTTCTGGGTCGTTGGTCCCTGCTTTTACGGCGCGGTACCCACGGCTCTCAATCTCTTGGGCGATTGTTCGAGAGTTTGCCTGGCTGCGCTGCCAACACGCGATGTCGCATACAAAAATAATGTTCTCTGGCCTGAAGTTTGGGAACTCCTTGCGCAGCTTCGGTATTACGTGGCGGTCTAGGAAGCTATCTACACCCATGGTCTCGTCTTTTGGCACGAAGCTCTCATCTAGCACGTTTACGCGCCCGCGCATGTCCACCTGGCCGTACACGCAGGCACTCTGGAGCCCATTGTCAAGCCCCACAAGTAGTGGGTTCATGGTTTGTGGGACCGCGTTGAGTGGTTCGTCGGCTACGTGAAAAGACTTTTTAAACGAGCTTCGGTACACCGGCTGCCCGTAGTCCCCGGCCCCGTACTGATTCTGTAAGTAAACGCTAATCCAGCCTTCGGTCTGCCCCGCCAGTACGTTCTCGTAGTAGTCTGGTGGTAGGTTTTCCTGGTTCTCCCGCAGTGGGTTAAGGCCCCCATCCTCAAGGAGCGCTGGTGGCTGCATGAACACCTCTGCGTTGCTAGGCGGGTTGGTGATCAACCCATGCCAAAAACCACCTAGCGGCGGCGGGTTGGTCGAGCACACGAGCCCAGGGCAGGTAACCCCACCGGCCACCCGCGATGGAAACCGGTTAACCCGAGCCCGCAGCCCGCTAAACACCTCCGAGTCCACCTCGCGGCATTCTTCCACCCAGGCGGCGCTTAACTCCAGAGATAGCAATCGCCGCACGTCGTCTGGGGTATCCGCCGCCAACAGACAGAACTCAGAGTGGACCACCGTGCCGTCGGGCATCTTGAAGCGGGCCTCGAAAACCCCGTCGGCCAGGCGCCAGGCGCCCATTGTGCCGAGCGTCATCGTAACGAACCATGTATCAACCAAGGGCTTCACTGTCGCCTTGAGCTGCGCCTGCGTGTTCCGCATCAGGCCGAACTTGGTGCGCCTTACGTTGTTGAAAGGCTTTTGTTTTATCGCCCTCTGGAGCAAATCCATGATGGCCACCGTTGACTTCCCTGACCCCACAGGGCCCATTATCAACTTCATGTACGCGTTGGAGTCCAGCAGCTTCTGGCCCGTAGTCCCCGGCCCCGTACTGATTCTGTAAGTAAACGCTAATCCAGCCTTCGGTCTGCCCCGCCAGTACGTTCTCGTAGTAGTCTGGTGGTAGGTTTTCCTGGTTCTCCCGCAGTGG